CCCCAACCCAGGGGATAAGTGGCTCCTCCCGCCAACGCCCCCCGAGCCTCGTCGGTGCCGGTATTCGGCCCAGTTGAGCTCATCAAGCCCGGGGGTAGGGTTGTGCTGCCCGCGCTGAACAGCGATGTTCAGTGCACCTAGGACTCCCAGGATTTCTCCCGCCTACCAAGACAGGCCCAAGTCATCGTCCGTTGGCATATGGTCAACCATCTTGATCAACCCATCCTCCAACAGCCGAGCGACGAGAGCGTCATAAGCCTGCATCGCCTCAGCAGTGTGCCGAAGCGCGCTCCTGTGGCCAATCATCACCTCCGGTGAGATCTTCTCTGCCAACAGGACCTTCGCCAGCATCTTCTCAATGTTGTCATAATGCACTCCTTTGTAGTCGCTTTCCAGGTTGAAGATGTGGCTGGTGAACTCGACCTCAGCTCGGCCGTGTCCATGGTCCGTGACGACCTGGCCATGCTCTGCATACCACTTCTCATAAACCCCGACTTCATCACCTTCCAGCACGATCGATGTCACCAAATCATCACCAGCTGCGAGGACTGCCGGGTGTGGAACCCCATGTTCCACCCCGTAAACGTACTCCAAGAGTGCCCTTGCAGTGGAATTGACCAGGAATGTCGCCAAAATGCCCGAAGACATGATGCCAGCCTGAGCAAGTGCCAGCAGATCACGGCCCGTGTCGACCACGTGCCAGTTGTGCATCGCGCACACGCCCCTGATCCTCATGTTCTTGAGACCCATGCTGAGACTGAAGCCACAGGCTCCAGACTCCGAGGGGACGTTCATGTCATGCGCCAAGATCTCTGCAGAGGCCTTCCAAAGGTCCGGAGTGAAAGCCATGTCCCAGCCCTTCACGTCTGACCAGCCCACTGCCTTGTGCCTGCCAATGCTGGCCAGCACCTTGAACTGTGCGAGAAGAGCTTGCAAGCCTCCATCGTGATGACCCAGTCCAGCACTCTGTCCCCAGCTGGGGTACCGCAAACCGGCCCCGTTGGAGTAGTGCCTGACTGTCTCCGCACTTGTGGTGGCCCAACACACTCTCTGGACCAACTCCGAAATGAGATCTGACGCCCATATGAGGCGCCAGCGTCCTTCCTTGACTTTCTTGTACGCATGAGGTTCCTGTTTCACAAACAGCCGCTCCGGCGAGATGATTCCCGCTCTGTAGGCTGTCTCCGCTCCGAGATTGTAGATGTACTCGGGCTCCAGGGCCATGATCAAGAGCTCCCGCAGCATTGCTGCGTGTGTGATCGCATCCCTGGCCTTCTCATCGTTCCATACAGATTGCTTGCTGTTGTGCCCGAGCAGCCTCCCAGACCACCCAGCACTCTTCTCCAGATCAACCTGCATCCAGGCGTGTGCATAGCATCTGCGGAGTGAGGCATATGTGTAGTATGTCATCGGCGGATGATGTGATGCCTTCTCCAAGGCTTGCTCCACCGTGACGAACCGTGTCTGCTTGACAGCGTCCCTCCGCGCGAGTTGCGCGTGAAGAGAATGCTCCACAGCCTTTGTGCCGCGCGCCGGATTCCAGTACTTAGCGCCATCCCCAAGAATGTGCGCAAGACCGAGCTCCTCAGCTCGGGCGAGCTTCTCTGCTGTGATGGGTCTCGCCTCCTTGTCAGGAAGTATCCCCGATCCATTGCCAAGCCTCTTCGCGCCAGAAGGCGCAGGCTCCGACAGTTCCTCAACATGCCGGGAGAAGACTCGCAGATCGTCGAAGATCGGCAACTCCCAGATCGGCTCCTTGTACTGGCCATGTTCTCGAATGTGTTCCGTAAAAGGCGCGTATGTGTCCTGTGCAAAGCACTGGATGATGGCTGCTTCCAACGGATGCTTCCCACTGTGCTTGATGTCCTTCAATGGCAGCTTGATGGCTTCCTCCGCGATGTGCGGTGGGATCGTGCCCTCACGAAGAGCATCAACCCTGGCCTTCGCTGCCTCGTACCTGTCGCCATACTTCTCCCGCAGGTGCGGGTCCACGTCACTGGCTGAGTACCACTGGCTCAGAAATCTTCCATAGTCGCCTCCACGGGCGATGGCCCTCTGCACCCTTGTCTTGCGATGGGTCAGAGGCTGATCGAGGATGTGATCCTCGTCGCCACGGCCCAACGTGTCATCAATGGTCTGCTCGATGGCTCTTGGGTCCAGGTAGTCATCAGCTTTCTCGTCATAGATCGATACATCCTGTATGGCCGTCTCCTTCCTTTCGTGGGTGTCCTTGGAGCTGGAGCTGCCTGAGCCTCTCTGCCCAGCATCTCCCGAGCTGTCAGCATCTCCGATGGCTGCTATGGCCATTGCCACAAGCTCCATCCTCTCCTCTTGCGTCATGGTTGCGATTTTCTGCTCCACGGTGACTGCTTCTTTCTTCTCGCTGGCGCCATCGCGCACAGCGGCTTCCTGCAGGGCAGCATCCCGCTGCTCCTTTGTGGCAGTCTCCTGTTGTTCGGCGCCTTCACCTCCCTTCACCTGCATGTGTTGGAAAGTGACAGGCTCCATCCTGACGCTCTTGAGGAATTCCACAATCCCGCGGCCCGTGATCATACAGTTGCAGCCCGGCGATTGGGTATATCCGACATGTAGTCCAACGAGGGCGTCTCGGTTGAAGATCGGCATGCCACTGCAGCCGTTCCATGTCGCGCAGTAATGCCCAGCCAGCTTCCTTGCCCTAAGGCCTTCTTCTCTGTTCACCCTGGACGCTGTCGTGATGACTCCTTCATTGGAGATCCCCACCATCTTCACTTCTGTCGGCAGGGCAGAGCTGAACACCTTCTTACAGACGCGCAAGCCAAGCGCAGCTCCCAATGATTTGCAAAGCGTCACCACACAGACGTCGTAGCCAGTTATGACTGGATCATCATTGCGATAACAGCGAGGCATGTGTGCCTCGGCCTCGGTGTAGCGCACCTCCTTTGGGAGGACCCTCCACTCGAGCGTTGTTCCCTTGAGTGTCCCGACAAACAGCTCGCCACCGCCCTCCAAGTACTCCTTTGTAGCATGATGGACGTGTGCAGCCGTGATGTAGCTCGTCTCACCGATCCTCGTGTAAACCCCAAGTGGTGTGACGCTCTCCGATGAGCCAAAGCCAAGCAGCATAGAATACTGCAATGGCATCGCTGGGGCTGTGACAAAATTGCCCGGAAGACAAGCCTCCTTAGACTCGCCCCTGGGCTCCTCAACAACCTCGAAAACGGGGGTCTGGCCATCGTACCGTCGGAATCGCATCTCATGGATCACGCCGCCAGCTGTTGCCCTCGTGTAGTACCGGCCTCCAACTTCAATGATCTTGTTGACAGGCACCTCCCTGACGACGGCGACCTTGACTTCAGCTCCTTTGAGCTGCTTGTGGACAAGGTAAGCCCGCCAGAGCTTCAGCAAATAGTTGTCATACAGCACGCGCACGGCCCTCATCATACCGAGGCGCCGAAGCGCTGCATAGCCCAACACCAAGACGACGCACAGCCCAATGGCCTTGCGAAGCCTTGCCAGCCCGAAACGCGCAATCATCTTAGACAGCCACCATTTCCCAAGGTTCTGCAAAAGAGCATTGCCGAGGATCTTGGAAGCATCCTTGATACTGACGTTCGACATAACTGCAATGACGTATCACAGCAGCGTGCAAAGTTTTGTGGGTTCAGC